TTCTTGATCGAAACCTCGGCCTTGACCGAGGCTTCGCCCAATTTTTCTAAGTCCTTGGCCGCAGTTTGAGCCTGAGTGGAATCAACCTTGACGTAAATCGAATATGTTTCGCCACTCATTTTTTCTGGCTCCGCTTTCTAATTTCTTCCGCTTGGACAGCCATATAGGTCGCATCAAGCGCCATGATGGCTTGTACCTCCAACGGATCTGGGGCAACTCCTGTCAGTTGTGACCAAGATACGATTTCGCTATAGCATATCGGGTTTTGCCCGAATCCGTTACTGGCACGAGTTCTGTTGAGTTCCAGAAACCAGTACCAGCAATGAATCACGGCTTCCGGGGGTTTGAGTGACTGGTATTCCTCTGGCATCTGGCCGGTAGCTTTGAGAATGCTTGTAGCATGATCTCTAAGCCGACTGCCGTCATCTTGAGGTGCGTCTAACTCAAACTCCCTTCGTCCGAATTCTACCAAGTCACGAATCAGTTCTTGGTAAAGTTTCCCAAGTTGTTTGACGCCTCAAAGACCTGTTCGCGGATCTCTGGATTGTTGGTGCAAAGAATCAACGCGGCTTCAGGGCTGTAGGCTTCAGCGATACCGCGCCATCCACAGATGCGAATTGCAGCCGCTTCGATGCCAAACTGCTCGTCATCTTCAATAAGACGCTCGACTTCCTTACCACGCTTGGCTGCAATGGCTTCCTGCGTACGACGACGATTCAGCGTCTTTCTGATCCATTCCTGTACTTTGGGAGCCTGTGATCCCAAAACGCTGATGTGAACGCCTGTGGCGCTTCCATCGGGACGGAAATACTCAAACTCAAATGCGTTTTCACTGGCAACGACCAAATTCAGATCAGCCAACGAAAGTCCTGTGCTTTTAGTCATGTTCGGTTCCTGTTTTAACAAAAGGTGAGCGGGGGCGTGTGAGGCCCCCTCTCGTTTGCTCGCGACTTTATGCCGCAGAGTCTTGCACCATGATGGTCGTGGCATGGTTAGCCAATGCCGCACCACCAGAGACATTCTTCAGAGCGACGAACGGGAAGGTACGGGTCAGACCGTTCTGACCGTCACCAACGTCTGCGCCGCCAACCTTGACTCGGCTCATCTGGAAGCTGAGGAAATCAGCCGCCTTGTCGCTTGAGGTGGTCAGAACGACATTGACCGAGACTTCAGTTTCATTGATGAAGTAATCGCGGAAGGTTCCATCCGTGAAGTAAACGGTCATGTTGCCGGTTACGCCAACAGTGCCTTGGAACACGTCAGGACGGTTGTTAGAACCGACCACAGCGTCAGCGGCCACGGTGTTTCCATTCACATCAAAGTCAATTGAGGTAATGACAGCGACTGCCTGTCCCGCGACATACAGAAGACCATTTGCACCGGCGACTGCACCAGAGGTGCTGATGGCTGAAGGACTGGTCAGAACCTGTGACGTACCGGTGGAAAGCCCAAGGCCAACCAGCGGGAAATTCACAGTCGCAAGACCAGTTGCCGGAATGGATACCGCGCAGTTAGTGATGTTCACATCACTAAAGACTTCAGACTGGCCGACATCATCGAACCAATGCTCAACGGTGTAGTAGTCATGGGTCTGTGAAGACTCGGGGACGTAAGACACCTTGCCGGGAACTGCAACGGTCACACTGGTGACTGAAGTGGATTCATTGGCCAGAGCGACACCGTTGATCGGCACAACCGTCAGCGTTGAACTCGTAACGCCAGTAACCAGAAGGTTCTTGCCACTGTTGGCCGCGTTAAGCGTACCGCCAGAAAGGCGAACCACGTTACCGATCTTGATGCCAGAAGTCAGCGGGTTGCCGGTCTGGAACGTAATCACGCCGGTAGATGCGACCAGAGTGATGGCTGAACCCGTCATGGACGAAACGGCGGTGAAGTCCTGACGCAGGACTGAGGCCATCAGATCCTTGTAGGTTCCAGGGGACACTTCACCCGCGATGGAGCCAGTGACCTGTTTCGGGCCATGACGATAATCAGCGATCTGCTGATCGGGACGAATTTCAGCCGACTGGTAGGCTTCTTTCGTCAGGTTGATCGTTGAACTGGTGCGACGAAGCTGCTGACCACCAGAACCAGATGCCGCAGAGCCGAGACCGGTCTGCTTTTTGTAGGCGAGGACTTTACTCACGCCCTGTGCGATATTTGCCATTTGTGTCTACCTCTTACGAAGGAAAAATGTCTGCCGAAAAGTAGATCGTAACGGGAATCCGGTAGCGATCTCCATCAATGATTGCCGGTGCAATCGTTGGGGTGCGATCAATCAGAACATCCGTACCGCCTGACGATAGACCCAATCCACGCCGAAACTGATCTCTGACCAGTTCAGCCCTTGTTGCCGCCGCCTTCGGCCCTGTCCCCGGTGGATAGCACAACAAAACCTGTAGAAATCCTGTGACTCGGTACATCGCGTCCCCGAAGGTAGGATTCTCCGTAGCCGACAATAACATATTGACCTGTTGGTACGGTGTGCCGGTAACAGGAGTATACGGCACTCCTTCCCATGCTGTAGCAAGGGCGGGTGTCATCGCATTCAACCGTGTTTCCAACGCGGCCCGGATATTGACGATACTCATACAATTTCACCCAATCCGAAACGAGCTAACGAGATCCGTACCATGCCATCAGGCGCTTGTTTGGAATGCCCTTCGTATTCTAACCGGCGAATGTACGGCACATTGTTGGACAAGTAGTTGACTCGCCCTGCCGTCACGGTAGCTTTGACTTCGGCTTTCGCCGCAGATCCGTTCGGATCAATGCGACCATTTTCGGAAGTGATCGGTGCATCTAAAGAGCATTGCCAGTTGCCTCGTGCGCGACCGCCCACATATCCCGGTGGTTTCCAGATAGCCATGCTGTCCTTGACTTTGCGCCCTGGACGAAGTCTACCGGCTTTGGTGAGATTGGCCGGATCTTGTCGAAGACGGTAATTTTCGTCAGAAACCGCTTGGTTATAGGTAGCCGCCTGTTGATTGATCGCCCATAAATTTGGGTTGCCAACAGGTGTCATCATAATGATGGAGTTGAAGGTCGCGATAGTCCGAGCCTGGATATCTTTGGCGATATCCCCCGTCATCTTATCGGTGATGTCCTTCATGCTCATTTTCGCACCTGAGACACGTAGACCGCAGCTTGTTCACCTGACCAGATGGTTTCAACGGTGATGACCGTGTAAACGTCTGAGCCGACCGTGAAGCGATCATTGGGCTTAGGCTCGGTGTTGCCCTGCGCGGCGATCATTAGCTTCTTGTCGTTGATCTGAACAAGTCCAGAGGCATACGCCTCACCGGGGTAATCCTCAAGGACGGCCTTGGGCACACCGACAGTTGTTGACCCGCCAGAGACTTCACCTGTGATCGGGTCATAGGTTCCTTCGGCCACAAGCGTATGCGATACGGACTTGCCGTACTTGTTTATCAGTTTGACCGCTGTCGCTCTGGCTTTGGTGTCGAGGGATGTCATGTCCGCATCAATTTCACTTGATTGGCACTGGAGGCAAAATAAATGCTCAAAGTGCTTTCAATCTGCAAATATCGCTTAAATTGTGGGCTGTATTTGTCGTATTCGACTTCAATCGGCCCGACCTTCTCACGAATTGTCTGTTGGCTTTGATCTTCCAAAAGGGTTTCAGAGTTGGCCTTCAGCGCAAACTCCGCACAGGCATTCTTGACTTGAGTCGGCACGATGTCGAAATCAACGTACTCGGGGTACGCATTGACCGAGCAAATGTCCCGGATAGGAACATAGATGCGGGGCCAATCCAGAGCCTGAGTGTTGACGTAGCGATAACCATCCCAACGAAGGCGATAGACCGCCACCATGTAATCCGTAGCGATACGCAGAAGCCGTTCTTTCTCGGCAGTCGTAAGCGCCGCCCAGTCGGTGTTGCCTCGATTGGCGTGATAGGTGTCGGCATCGCTGACGCTGATATAGCTTTCAGCGTTCGGAAGTCCTTGGCCTGTTTCAACTATGAGCGTCATTCTTCACCCCACTCAAGCATTCCGTAGACACCAGAGCCATCAATCACGGTGTTATCTGCAAAGATGCAAAGACCTTCGCCGGGAAGCAGGAAAAATCCTTCTTCGTGATCGAACTCAATTGTGGATGCAGACCCGGTTGATTTGGATATGACAGAGCGTTCCAGAAAATACGTTTCTCTGGTCACGCCGGTCATTGTCAGCCCTGCATTTTTTCGGTAGCAGAGCATCAGGCTAGGTTCCTGATTGGTATCGTAAGGCGTTGCAACAATTACATCAGCGCCAGAGGATGACGGAGTGCCTTTGATCCGCTGGAACCCATAAACGCTGTTCCCATTGCCACCCGCATCAGCCGAATCCAACTGAAGGTGCATACGCAATAGGCGCATGGTCTTGGTGTCACTGTTGACCCAAACCTGATAAGCAGTGTCCTCTGTGAACACGGTCGGTTTAACGGCAATGCGTGAGCAATAGCGTTTCATTTCTTGGCCTTCTTCTTGGCAGTCTTAGCGACTGACAAGGCAATGGCTACCGCTTGCTTCTGTGGCTTTCCAGACTTCATCTCAGTGGAGATGTTCTTGCTGATCGTTTTCTGACTGTATCCACGCTTCAAAGGCATAGCGATAACCTCAAATTAGGTGGGGAAGCAAGAACCGGCACAGGAATCCGGGAGCCTCCCCGAACTTTATACCGGTTCGAATCCACCGGCTTGGTAGTTTTCAACCTCGGAAGGTGGAACAGCTACCTCATGTGGGGCCGAGTAAATCTCAGGATCTCGTCGCATAACGACAAAGCCCGGAATGACTTCAGCCTTTTCCTGTTTCTTTTCTTTCTCAGCCATGGTTTTGCCTCAATAGAGTCGGGCCACACCGTTTGGCATGGCCCTATCTTGATTAGCCGAGCAGAAGCGCAACGTGGTTGGGCTTCCAGACCTTCACGCCGTAGAGAGCGCGTACTTCGATCATGGTCTTCATGTAGCCCTTATAGACTGCAATTTCGAATACCAGACCTGAGTAGGGGTCCTGTACGGTCATGATGTCAACCGCAGCGTCACCGCCAGCCGGGAGGGCCGGAGGACGAATACCCAGTTCAACCGCAGTACGGTGGAACGCGGCATTTGCGGTGTAGCTATTGCCGATGGTGATGGCATCGTTGTCCGCTTCTGCGAAACGAAGACCCGGTGAACCGATGGTGAATGAACCACCAGACAGTGCGGTGTTCGCAACGTAAATATCAGACGTACCGGCGAAGGTGATGCAGTCACCGGCAAGCAGAGTGCCAGAACCGGTGTCGACGTTGATGGTGGTGTCACCGACAGCGCCAGCCGCAGAAAGCTGGTAGCTCGTACCAGTTCCCTTGGTGTGGCTTGCAACGCCAGCCGATTCCTTAATCATGATGCCCTGAAGGTCGAGCAGAGTGCCCTGACGGAGCAGATCCGTACCACCGGCTTCATTGGCTTTCTGAAGCTGTGCAAGGTTACGGAGCTTGACGCCAGCCGCTGAGTTCATGACCAGAGTGATCTGGTTGTCAGTCGGGCAACCATTGTCGACCAGGATCTGACGAACCTGAGCAACGGTGTCAAAGTTGGAAGCGAACGGGGTCGTACCCGCAGAGCCGACTGCGCGTGATGCACCCTTGTAAACAGCCGCACCCAGAGTGGATTCGATGTTGTTTGCAATTGCGCGGAACGCTTGCTTGATCTGATCGCCGTAGATGGTTTCAAAACCAGAGCCGTTGTTGACGTGCTTGATGTCTTCACCGGTCCACGGGATCTGAACGCTGACGTAGTTGTCGAGCGTCATGGTCTTGTTGTCAACCGTCTGATCGGTTCCTTCAGGAATCGTCATGGACGGCGCAAACGTGGTGTTCACGCTCGGAGTACGGGTGAATGCTGCACGAATGGTGTCACCCTTAGCGGCACGAGTCGTTGCGTCACCGTTGATGGTGGATGAAGGAATGAACCCTACGAGTTCACGACCTACAACATCCGCTGCCTTGTATATGTCGCCTGCAAGCTGCGATAAAACATTTGCCATTTCAAAATACCTCTAGTCGATTGTTACACCGACGAGAGGTATCAGGGGTTTAGCCTTCCACCTTCCCGCCAGCTTTAGCAAATTCAGACCGCTCGAATTGTGAAGACGCTTCAAACTTCTCGCGAGTCCAAACCTTTGCGCCAGAGCCGTTTCCAGCCCCACCGCTTGCACCACCGCCCCCGTTGCCAGGAGCCGCGATGTAGTGCTTGCCTTCATCCGTGGATGCCCACGATGCGACAAACTCGGTCAGTTCCTTATCGCCGATGACTGCCTTTCGAGCATCCCCATCGACAATAACCTTTGCCTGTGTCCCAAGCATGGCCTTGACTGCGGGGAGGAACTGCGTAGCAACACCCGCTTTGACCAATGCTTCCGTCAACCCGTTATCGAGAAGAAGTTTCTGGGTAAACCCGGTTTCAGATGCCAAGGCATCCTGCGCCTGTTTAACGACCTTTTCCGCGTCCTTCTTGGCTTTAGCTGCTGCACTCAGATCCGCTTCGAGTGCGTCAATCTTGGTTTGCAACTTGTCCAATTCAGCAGGGTCAATCGTCCTACCCTTACGCGCTTCCTTGAGTTCCGCTAGAAGTTCCTGATTCTTCTTAACCAAACCGCCAGTCGCACTCTCAATGGCCTCGTCAATCTTGGCCTTGAGTTCTTCTTCACTGATTTCCATCGATACCTCTGGTGTTGATGGTGTCCCTCTGGGACGGGTTAACGTGACACAATCACGCTTGTCGTGAATATATCACAAATAAAAACTAGTCAA